TCACACATTCGGACGGTCACACATCAATTAGTAAGACGCCAAAAGTAACAGGCAAAGGACAACAATACTTTGTTAATAAGTTTTTAGGAGAAAAATAAAAATCTTAATAGGAGGAATTATCAATGAACACACTATACAAAACAACCCTCCTCATCACAATGGCAGTTGTGACGTGGAAGGTTGTAAAGATTGAGAAAAACACAAGATTTAAACTTAGAAATTTTGATTATCCAAAAATTAATAATGCTCAGAGCAAATCATTGTTGGATATTGCTAGTCACGATCTAAAAGATATTTAACTGTATTCAAAATTTTCATATCTTGTTGAGCTTTTAAGCTTTCGTATAAAGCTATTGAATAAATAATTTCGTAAGATACGTTTTCAGGAGCATCTTCTTTCAACTTATTTATTCTATCTCTAAAAAAGTCACTGTCACCACCGAATTCTTTTTCGGCTTGATTACTAAGTTCACCAAAGAAATTTTGAAAATCATTAAATTCCATACTTATCACCTCCTTTCACTAGGAGATAACTAAATTATACACAACACAAAAATAAAAAGGAGGAATAGATATGATAAAAAATAGTTTGCAAGCTAAAGAACTTGCAGTAATTTTATCTGTTTCTAAATCCAAAGCAGGACAAATAATAAGAGAACTGAATAAAGAGCTTGAAGACGAAAGTTACATTGCGATTCGAGGCAGAATACCAGTCCAATTAGCTAGAGAAAAATTCCCTTATCACGGCTTGTCAGACGAGAGAATAATGGAGGCGTTGAAAAAAGAAAATGAGTAACATTTATAAAAGCTATCTATTAGCAGTATTATGCTTCACAGTCTTAGCGATTGTACTCATGCCGTTTCTATACTTCACTACAGCGTGGTCAATTGCGGGATTCGCAAGTATCGCAACATTCATATTTTATAAAGAATACTTTTATGAAGAATAAAAAAACTGCTACTTGCGCCAACAAGTAACAGTATCAAACAAAACACTTAAGAAAAAATTCATGTTCAATATAAAACGAAAAACGGAGGAAGTCAAGATGTATTACGAAATAGGCGAAATCATACGCAAAAATATTCATGTTAACGGATTCGATTTTAAGCTATTCATTTTAAAAGGTCATATGGGCATATCAATACAAGTTAAAGATATGAACAACGTACCAATTAAACATGCTTATGTCGTAGATGAGAATGACTTAGATATGGCATCAGACTTATTCAACCAAGCAATAGATGAATGGATTGAAGAGAACACAGACGAACAGGACAGACTAATTAACTTAGTCATGAAATGGTAGGAGGTCGCTATGAAGCAGACTGTAACTTACATCATCCGTCATAGGGATATGCCAATTTATATAACTAACAAACCAACTGATAACAATTCAGATGTTAGTTACTCCACAAATAGAAATAGAGCTAGGGAGTTTAACGGTATGGAAGAAGCGAGTATCAATATGGATTATCACAAAGCAATCAAGAAAACAGTGACAGAAACTATTGAGTACGAGGAGGTAGAACATGACTGAGGAAAAACAAGAACCACAAGAAAAAGTAAGCATACTCAAAAAACTAAAGATAAATAATATCGCTGAGAAAAATAAAAGGAAATTCTATAAATTTGCAGTATACGGAAAAATTGGCTCAGGAAAAACCACGTTTGCTACAAGAGATAAAGACGCTTTCGTCATTGACATTAACGAAGGTGGAACAACGGTTACTGACGAAGGATCAGACGTAGAAATCGAGAACTATCAACACTTTGTTTATGTTGTAAATTTTTTACCTCAAATTTTACAGGAGATGAGAGAAAACGGACAAGAAATCAATGTTGTAGTTATTGAAACTATTCAAAAACTTAGAGATATGACATTGAATGATGTGATGAAAAATAAGTCTAAAAAACCAACGTTTAATGATTGGGGAGAAGTTGCTGAACGAATTGTCAGTATGTACAGATTAATAGGAAAACTTCAAGAAGAATACAAATTCCACTTTGTTATTACAGGTCATGAAGGTATCAACAAAGATAAAGATGATGAAGGTAGCACTATCAACCCTACTATCACTATTGAAGCGCAAGAACAAATTAAAAAAGCTATTACTTCTCAAAGTGATGTGTTAGCTAGGGCAATGATTGAAGAATTTGATGATAACGGAGAAAAGAAAGCTAGATATATTCTAAACGCTGAACCTTCTAATACGTTTGAAACAAAGATTAGACATTCACCTTCAATAACAATTAACAATAAGAAATTTGCAAATCCTAGCATTACGGACGTAGTAGAAGCAATTAGAAATGGAAACTAAAAATTAATTAAAAGGACGGTATTTAATTATGAAAATCACAGGACAAGCGCAATTTACTAAAGAAACAAATCAAGAAAAGTTTTATAACGGCTCAGCAGGGTTTCAAGCTGGAGAATTCACAGTGAAAGTTAAAAATATTGAATTCAATGATAGAGAAAATAGATATTTCACAATCGTATTTGAAAATGATGAAGGCAAACAATATAAACATAATCAATTTGTACCGCCGTATAAATATGATTTCCAAGAAAAACAATTGATTGAATTAGTTACTCGATTAGGTATTAAGTTAAATCTTCCTAGCTTAGATTTTGATACCAATGATCTTATTGGTAAGTTTTGTCACTTGGTATTGAAATGGAAATTCAATGAAGATGAAGGTAAGTATTTTACGGATTTTTCATTTATTAAACCTTACAAAAAGGGCGATGATGTTGTTAACAAACCTATTCCGAAGACAGATAAGCAAAAAGCTGAAGAAAATAACGGGGCACAACAACAAACATCAATGTCTCAACAAAGCAATCCATTTGAAAGCAGTGGCCAATTTGGATATGACGACCAAGATTTAGCGTTTTAAGGTGTGGTTTAAATGCAATACATTACAAGATACCAGAAAGACAATGACGGCACTTATTCCGTCGTTGCTACTGGTGTTGAACTTGAACAAAGTCACATTGACTTACTAGAAAACGGATATCCACTAAAAGCAGAAGTAGAGGTTCCGGATAATAAAAAACTATCTATAGAACAACGCAAAAAAATATTCGCAATGTGTAGAGATATAGAACTTCACTGGGGAGAACCGGTGGAATCAACTAGAAAATTATTACAAACAGAATTGGAAATTATGAAAGGTTATGAAGAAATCAGTCTGCGCGACTGTTCTATGAAAGTTGCAAGGGAGTTAATAGAACTGATTATAGCGTTTATGTTTCATCATCAAATACCTATGAGTGTAGAAACGAGTAAGTTGTTAAGCGAAGATAAAGCGTTATTATATTGGGCTACAATCAACCGCAACTGTGTAATATGCGGAAAGCCTCACGCAGACCTGGCACATTATGAAGCAGTCGGCAGAGGAATGAACAGAAACAAAATGAATCACTACAACAAACATGTATTAGCGTTATGTCGCGAACATCATAACCAGCAACATGCGATTGGCGTTAAGTCGTTTGATGATAAATATCACTTGCATGACTCGTGGATAAAAGTTGATGAGAGGCTCAACAAAATGCTGAAAGGAGAAAACAATGGGAGAAGTATCGTGGATAAAACTTAAAGTTGGCATGTTTGATGACAGCAAAATCAAATATATCGAAGCTTTACCCGAAAGAGATACGATCATAACTATTTGGGTTAAGTTGCTAACTTTATCAGGAAAGTACAACGAACAAGGTTACATTATGCTATCTGAAAATTTGCCGTACAACGAAGAAATGTTAGCAAATGAGTTTAGCCGACCTATCAACTCGATAAGGTTAGCAATACAAACTTTTGAGACATTAGGCATGATTGAAAAAGTTAATGGTGTCATAAAAGTGACAAACTGGGAGAAGCATCAAAGCTTAGATAGCAAAGCTAAGCATAAAGAAAAAAATAAATTGCGACAACAACGCTATCGTGAGAAACAGAAAAAGTTACTAGAAGCAAAACGTAACGTTACCGTAACGTTACGTAACGATACAGAAGAAGAAAGAGAAGAAGAAAAAGAAGAAGAATATAAGAATAAAGAAGAAGAAAGAGAAGCCGTCTTCTCATCTTCAATAAAATATATAATTGCAAATTTGGATGATAAGTTAACACCTAATCAAATGGAACAATTAGGGTTTGCTATTGATGATATAGGTACAAACGCTTTTGAAGTTGTAAAAGTAGGTGTTGAGTACACTAAAAGCAAAAGTGCGCATGGTGGCTATTTAATTAAAGTTTTAAACAACTGGGCTAAAGAGAATGTCAAAACAAAAGAAGATGCAGAAAATAAAATAGCACCTAGAAAAAATACTACTGATGATGTCATTGCACAAATGGAAAAAGAATTGAGTGATGACTAATGCCGATGAGCAAAACACAAGCATTAGAAATTATTAAAAAAGTTAGGTACGTATACAACATTGATTTTGATAAACCGAAGTTAGAAATGTGGATTGATGTATTAAGTCAAAATGGAGATTATCAACCAACTGTAAAAGCGGTAGATGTTTATATCAACAGTAACAACCCGTACCCGCCTAACTTACCAGCAATCATGCGTAAGGAACCTAAAAAAGTATCTATCGAGCCAGTAGATAACGAAACCGCTACACACCAATGGAAAATGCAGAATGACCCCGAATATGTCAGACAAAGAAAAATAGCGCTAGATAAGTTCATGAATAAGTTGGCAGAATTTGGGGGCGAAAACGAATGAATTACGGACAATTCGAAATTGAAAGTACAATAATCGCTACGCTACTTAAACAACCGGACGTATTAGAAAAGATAAGAGTTAAAGATTACATGTTTACGAACGAAAAGTTTAAAACCTTTTTCAATTATGTAATGGACGTCGGAAAGATAGATCATCAAGAAATCTATTTAAAAGCAACTAAAGATAAAGAATTTTTAGATGCAGATACTATAACTAAACTTTACAACTCCGATTTCATTGGATATGGCTTCTTTGAACGTTATCAACAAGAATTATTGGAAAGTTATCAGCTCAACAAAGCTAACGAATTGGTAACTGAGTTCAAACAACAACCTACGAACCAAAACTTTAACAACTTGATTGATGAACTCAAGGATTTAAAAACAATTACTAACAAAAAAGAAGATGGAACCAAGAAGTTTGTTGAGGAGTTTGTCGAAGAGTTATACAGCGATAGCCCTAAGAAGCAAATTAAGACGGGTTACAAGCTAATGGATTACAAAATAGGGGGATTAGAACCATCACAATTAATCGTCATCGCAGCGCGTCCCTCAGTGGGTAAGACAGGTTTTGCATTAAACATGATGCTGAACATAGCACAAAATGGATACAAAACATCTTTCTTTAGTCTCGAAACAACCGGCACATCGGTATTGAAACGTATGTTATCAACAATTACTGGTATTGAGTTAACAAAGATAAAAGAAATCAGGAACTTAACGCCGGATGACTTAACAAAGTTAACGAATGCGATGGATAAAATCATGAAATTAGGCATCGATATTTCTGATAAAAGTAATATCACACCGCAAGATGTGCGAGCGCAAGCAATGAGGCATTCAGACAGGCAACAAGTTATTTTTATAGATTATCTTCAATTGATGGATACTGATGCGAAAGTTGATAGACGTGTAGCAGTAGAAAAGATATCACGTGACTTAAAGATAATCGCTAACGAGACAGGCGCAATCATCGTACTACTTTCACAACTGAATCGTGGTGTCGAGTCTAGACAGGATAAAAGACCAATGCTATCGGACATGAAAGAATCAGGCGGAATAGAAGCAGATGCGAGTTTAGCGATGCTACTTTACCGTGATGATTATTATAACCGTGACGAAGATGACAGTATCACTGGCAAATCTATTGTTGAATGTAACATAGCCAAAAACAAAGACGGCGAAACCGGAATAATTGAATTTGAGTATTACAAGAAGACTCAGAGGTTTTTCACATGAATATAATGCAATTCAAAAGCTTATTGAAATCGATGTATGAAGAGACAAAGCAAAGCGACCCGATTGTAGCAAATGTATATATCGAGACTGGTTGGGCGGTCAATAGATTGTTGGACAATAACGAGTTATCGCCTTTCGATGATTACGACAGAGTTGAAAAGAAAATCATGAATGAAATCAACTGGAAGAAAACACACATTAAGGAGTGTTAAAAAATGCCGAAAGAAAAATATTACTTATACCGAGAAGATGGCACGGAAGATATTAAGGTCATCAAGTATAAAGACAACGTAAATGAAGTTTATTCGCTCACAGGAGCCCATTTCAGCGACGAAAAGAAAATTATGACTGATAGTGACCTAAAACGATTCAAAGGCGCTCACGGGCTTCTATATGAGCAAGAGCTAGGATTGCAAGCAACGATATTTGATATTTAGAGGTGGCACAATGAGTAAATACAATGCTAAGAAAGTTGAGTACAAAGGAATTGTATTTGATAGCAAAGTAGAGTGCGAATATTACCAATATTTAGAAAGTAATATGAATGGCACTAACTATGATCATATCGAAATACAACCGAAATTTGAATTATTACCAAAATTAGATAAACAACGAAAGATTGAATATATTGCAGACTTCGCGTTATATCTCGATGGCAAACTGATTGAAGTTATCGACATTAAAGGTATGCCAACCGAAGCAGCAAAACTTAAAGCTAAAATTTTCAGACATAAATATAGAAACATAAAACTCAATTGGATATGTAAAGCACCTAAGTACACAGGCAAAACATGGATTGCGTACGAGGAATTAATTAAAGCAAGACGAGAACGCAAAAGAGAAATGAAGTGATTTAATGCAACAACAAGCATATATAAACGCAACGATTGATATAAGGATACCTACAGAAGTTGAATATCAGCATTTTGATGATGTGGATAAAGAAAAAGATGCGCTGGCAGATTACTTATATAACAATCCTAACGAAATACTAGAGTATGACAATTTAAAAATTAGAAACGTAAATATAGAGGTGGAATAAATGGCAAGAATTACCAAAGAAACAAAAACTGTAAGCGACGGTTATTCAAGAGAAGACCGAGAAACGACATTGAACTATGATTACGAAAATCAAGAATGGATTGCTTACTCATCGGTACCGACACATATTACTAGAATGACAAAGTTGTACGGCGATGATGTAGAGGTATTGGAACGATTAGAATCTGGGACTGCGGTATTGGTTAGGGCGAAACTACCTAAAAGCGCAATAGGTTTTAGAAAATTAATGTCTGAAGAGCGACGACAAGAATTATCTGAGAGAGCAAAAAGAGCTTTTGGTCATTAGTGCTCGTGAATATAGGGCGAAAAACGACCAAAAAGACACACTAATACTTTTTAGGATAAATAACATCCGGAGAAAAAAACATGAGCTTTAAAAATTTTAACACAGGATAAATACAGAGGTGGAATAAATGAGTATCGTAAAGATTAACGGTAAACCATATAAATTTACCGAACATGAAAATGAATTGATAAAAAAGAATGGTTTAACTCCAGGAATGGTTGCAAAAAGAGTACGAGGTGGCTGGGCGTTGTTAGAAGCCTTACATGCACCTTATGGTATGCGCTTAGCTGAGTATAAAGAAATTGTGTTATCCAAAATCATGGAGCGAGAGAGCAAAGAACGTGAAATGGCTAGGCAACGACGTAAAGAGGCTGAATTACGTAAGAAGAAGCCACATTTGTTTAATGTACCTCAGAAACATTCACGTGATCCGTACTGGTTTGATAATACTTATAACCAAATGTTCAAGAAGTGGCAGGAAGTATAAATGCCTAAAACCGATAGCGCATGTAAAGAATACTTAAACCAATTTTTCGGCTCTAAGAGATATCTGTATCAGGATAACGAACGAGTGGCACATATCCATGTAGTGAATGGCACTTATTACTTTCACGGGCATATCGTACCAGGCTGGCAAGGCGTGAAAAAGACATTTGATACAACCGAAGAGCTCGAAACATATATAAAGCAACATGGTTTGGAATACGAGGAACAGAAGCAACTAACTTTATTTTAGAGGAGATGAAAATGATGAATAATCGCGAACAAATTGAACAATCCGTTATCAGTGCTAGTGCGTATAACGGTAATGATACAGAGGGATTACTAAAAGAGATTGAGGACGTATATAAGAAAGCGCGAGCGTTTGATGAAATACTTGAAGGTTTACCTAATGCTATGCAAGATGCACTCAAAGAAGATATTGGTCTTGATGAAGCAGTAGGGATTATGACGGGGCAAGTGGTCTATAAATATGAGGAGGAGCAGGAAAATGAGTATTAGTGTAGGAGATAAAGTATATAACCATGAAACAAACGAAAGTCTAGAGATTGTGCAATTGGTCGGAGATATTAGAGATACACATTATAAACTGTCTGATGATTCAGTTATTAGCATTATAGATTTTATTACTAAACCAATTTATCTAATTAAGGGGGACGAGTGAGTGGAATGGAAACGATTAAAAAATGTGGTGCCGCACCCAGTTATCAAAAATAAAAACTTAAAGTCGGTATACGTAACAAAAGATAATGTGAAAGAGGTTCAAAAAGAATTAGGTTTCTTTGAAATTTTTAATGAAGAAGTGTTATTAACTGGATTTTTATCATTTCAAAGGATACCTATTTACATTATTTGGATTAACCCTAAATCTCATAAGACGCCTAGATATTACTTTGCTAACGAGCATGAGATTGAAAGATATTTTGAATTTTTGGAGGACGAGTAAATGCTTGAAATCATCGACCAACGTGATGCATTGCTAGAAGAAAAGTATTTAAACGACGACTGGTGGCACGAGTTAGATTATTGGTTGAATAAACGCAAGTCAGAAAATGAACAGATTGATATTGATAGAGTGCTTAAATTTATTGAGGAATTAAAATGATAGGAGATAACGAATAAATGAATAATTTAACAGTAGATCAATTAAAAGAACTTTTACAAATACAAAAGGAGTTCGACGATAGAATACCGACTAGAAATTTAAATGACGCAGTAGCTAGTATGATTATTGAATTTGCGGAGTGGGTTAACACACTTGAGTTTTTTAAAAATTGGAAGAAACAACCAGGTAAGCCATTAGATATACAATTAGATGAGATTGCTGATTACTTAGCTTTCAGTTTGCAATTAACTTTGACTATTGTTGATGAAGAAGATTTGGAAGAAACTACTGAGGTTATGGTTGATTTGATTGAAAATGAAGTTACTTTACCTAAACTACATTCAGTTTATTTTGTTCATGTAATGCATACACTAACAGAACAATTTGTAAAAGGTATTGATAATAGTATTGTACAAGTTTTAATAATGCCTTTTTTGTACGCCAATACTTACTATACAATCGACCAACTCATTGACGCATACAAAAAGAAAATGAAAAGGAACCACGAAAGACAAGATGGAACAGCAGACGCAGGAAAAGGATACGTGTAAAGACATCTTAGATCGAGTCAAGGAGGTTTTGGGGAAGTGACGCAATACTTAGTCACAACATTCAAAGATTCAACAGGACGCAAGCATACACACACATAACTCGAGCTAAAAGCAATCAAAGGTTTACAGTTGTTGAGGCAGAGAGTAAAGAAGAAGCGAAAGAGAAATATGAGTCACAAAATACACCTATTGTTTACTACACTAATAATTCTAAAGTGACCTTATTCGAAAGACCTAGTGAAGAAGTATTAGGTTCTTTGTTCGAAAAGAAATAAAATCATTAAAGAGGGGAGATAATAATGTTTAATACACCTAAAATGAAATTACCAGAAAAGCACACCGAGGTATTTAAGACGTATAAAAATGGAACGCCAGAAGAAAAAGCTGAGATTGAAGGCTGTTTTATTAAAACTGTTAAAGATGAAGATAGTGAATTTTACAGCCCTATGTTAGCCAGTCTAAATGAACAACAGTTAAAGAGTATGTTGAGACAGGTACTTTTTTTGATTGATACAGGAGATGACAATGATGATTAAACAAATATTAAGACTATTATTCTTACTAGCAATGTATGAGCTAGGTAAGTATGTAACTGAGCAAGTATATATTATGATGACGGCTAATGATGATGTAGAGGCGCCGAGTGACTTCGCAAAGTTGAGCGATCAGTCTGATTTGATGAGGGCGGAGGTGTCGGAATAGATGTATAGCAAAGAGTCAATTGTTAATATGATAGGCACACATAAAATGAAGTGTAATGTGTTAGCCGATGTAATACCGGAATATGATAGCAACTCGATTGCACAGTATGGCATACAAGCAACATTACCGAAACCACAAGGGGAAAACTCAAGCAAAGTTGAAGATGTTGTTGTGAGGCTTGAGAGAGCAAATAAAAGGTATGCGCAGATGTTAAAAGAAGTTGAGTTTATAAATCAATCACAACAGAGATTAGGACACGTTGACTTTTGCTTCTTAGAGTTGTTGAAGAAAGGTTATAACAGGGATGCAATTATCAAGAAGATGCCTAACTCTAAATTGAACAGGAACAACTTCTTAGCACGACGCGATGAATTGGCAGAAAAGATTTATCTACTACAGTGACGAAAATGACGAAAATGACAGAAATGACGAAAATGACACTATTTTTAAACTGTGAATTAATTTTATATAATTGATTTGTAAGAATTATCTTAACACGTGGGGTAATAGCCACATTAGATGTTCTCATCGATGTGATTGAGAAGTGACAAACATATAAAAGTTGATATGTTACGCTATTAATCACTTACTACCTGCCTATATGGTGGGTAGTTTAATTCTTGCATTTTGAGTCATAACTATTTTCCTCCTTTCACATTTATTGAACGAAGCTCCTGCACAAGATGTAGGGGCATTTTTGTATTTAAAATAACTAGAGTAATTAACGTAAAGGCGTGTGATACAGTGAAAACAATTGATTAAATTAACACCGAAGCAAGAAAAGTTTGTGCTAGGACTCATAGAGGGCAAGAGCCAACGGAAAGCATATATTGACGCAGGGTATTCAACTAAAGGTAAGAGTGGGGAATATCTAGATAAAGAAGCGAGTACACTTTTTAAAAATCGGAAGGTTTCCGGAAGGTACGAAAAATTGCGTCAAGAAGTAGCTGAACAATCAAAATGGACACGCCAAAAGGCCTTTGAAGAATATGAGTGGCTAAAGAATGTAGCTAAGAATGACATTGAAATAGAGGGAGTGAAGAAAGCGACAGCTGATGCATTCCTCGCTAGTTTAGATGGTATGAATAGAATGACGTTAGGTAACGAAGTTTTAGCTAACAAGAAAATAGAAACTGAAATTAAGATGCTTGAGAAGAAGATTGAACAAATAGATAAAGGTGACAGTGGAACAGAAGATAAAATCAAACAACTTCACGACGCAATAACGGAAGTGATCGTCAATGAATAAACTTAAATCTTTATATACGGACAAACAAATTGAAATATTGAAGCAAACGCAAAAACGAGATTGGTTTATGTTAATTAATCACGGAGCAAAGCGTACAGGTAAAACAATATTAAACAATGACTTATTTTTACGTGAGTTAATGCGTGTGCGAAAGATAGCAGACGAAGAAGGAATTGAGACACCTCAATATATACTTGCTGGTGCAACATTAGGTACGATTCAAAAAAACGTACTAATAGAGTTAACTAACAAATATGGCATTGAGTTTAATTTTGATAAATATAATTCATTCATGTTATTTGGCGTTCAAGTGGTTCAGACAGGTCACAGTAAAGTAAGTGGTATAGGAGCTATACGTGGTATGACATCGTTTGGTGCATATATCAATGAAGCGTCGTTAGCGCATGAAGAGGTGTTTGACGAGATTAAGTCACGTTGTAGTGGAACTGGTGCAAGAATATTGGTAGATACCAACCCTGACCATCCCGAGCATTGGTTGTTGAAAGATTATATTGAAAATACAGATCCTAAAGCAGGTATACTGAGTCACCAATTTAAGCTCGATGACAATAACTTTCTTAATGATAGATATAAAGAGTCTATTAAGGCTTCAACACCATCAGGTATGTTCTATGAACGTAATATCAACGGTATGTGGGTGTCTGGTGACGGTGTAGTATATGCCGACTTTGATTTGAATGAGAATACGATTAAAGCAGATGAACTGGACGACATACCTATCAAAGAATACTTTGCTGGTGTCGACTGGGGTTACGAGCACTATGGATCTATTGTGTTAATAGGACGAGGTATAGATGGTAACTTTTATTTTATTGAGGAGCACGCACACCAATTTAAGTTTATTGATGATTGGGTGGTTATTGCAAAAGATATTGTAAGTAGATATGGCAATATTAATTTTTACTGCGATACTGCACGACCTGAATACATCACTGAATTTAGAAGACATAGATTACGTGCAATTAACGCTGATAAAAGTAAACTATCGGGTGTAGAGGAAGTTGCTAAGTTGTTCAAACAAAACAAGTTACTTGTTCTTTATGATAATATGGATAGGTTTAAGCAAGAGGTATTTAAATATGTTTGGCACCCTACAAACGGAGAGCCTATAAAAGAATTTGATGACGTGTTGGACTCGTTAAGATATGCCATATACACACATACTAAACCTGAACGATTAAGGAGGGGGAAATGACATTGTATAAGTTAATAGATGATATTGAAGCACAAGGAATATTGCCTAAGCATATTGAGGCTCTAATAGAGTCACATAAAGACGATAGAGAGAGAATGGTTAATCTCTATAATAGATACAAGACACATATTGACTATGTACCAATATTCAAACGTCGACCAATTGAAGAAAAAGAAGATTTTGAAACTGGTGGAAATGTAAGGCGATTAGACGTGTCTGTTAATAACAAACTTAACAACTCTTTTGACAGCGAAATTGTTGATACACGTGTTGGTTATTTGCATGGTGTTCCTGTTACTTATGATTTAGATGAAAACGCAGAAAAAAACGAAAAGTTGAAAAAGTTTATAACCAACTTTGCCATTAGAAATAGTGTTGATGATGAGGATTCTGAAATAGGTAAAATGGCAGCAATTTGCGGATATGGTGCTAGGTTAGCATATATTGATACGAATGGTGATATTAGGATTAAGAATATAGATCCCTATAATGTTATTTTTGTTGGCGACAATATTTTAGAACCTACATACTCATTGCGCTACTTTTATGAAAAAGATGATGATAACGGTACTGATTATGTGTACGCAGAGTTTTACGATAATACTTATTATTATGTATTTCGAGGAGAAGGTATTGACGCTTTGCAAGAAGTTGGACGATATGAACATTTATTTGATTACAATCCATTGTTTGGTGTACCTAACAACAAAGAGATGATAGGAGATGCTGAAAAGGTTATTCACTTAATTGACGCATATGATTTAACAATGAGCGATGCATCAAGTGAGATTAGTCAGACACGTTTAGCATACCTTGTGTTACGCGGTATGGGTATGAGTGAAGAAATGATTCAAGAAACACAAAAGAGTGGCGCATTTGAGTTGTTCGACAAAGATATGGACGTTAAATACTTAACAAAAGATGTAAATGACACAATGATTGAGAACCATTTAGATCGAATCGAAAAGAATATCATGCGTTTTGCAAAGTCAGTAAACTTTAATTCTGACGAGTTTAACGGAAATGTACCTATCATTGGAATGAAACTTAAACTTATGGCTTTAGAGAACAAGTGTATGACGTTTGAGCGTAAGATGACAGCTATGTTGAGGTATCAATTCAAAGTTATTTTATCTGCATTAAAGCGTAAAGGGTACAACTTGGATGATGATAGTTATTTAAACCTGATATTTAAGTTCACTCGTAACATTCCAGTTAATAAGTTAGAAGAATCACAAGTGCTAATTAACCTGAAGGGACAAGTTTCAGAACGAACAAGGTTAGGACAATCACAACTAGTTGATGATGTTGATTACGAATTAGACGAAATGGAAAAAGAAAGTCTTGAATTTAATGACAAATTACCTGACATAGATGAAGGTGACGCAAATGACAAATCCCAAAATAACCAATCAGAATGATATTGATGAGTATATCGAGGGTTTAATCTCTAAAGCAGAAAAACCAATAGAACAACTATTTGCTAATCGACTTAAAGAGATAAAACAAATCATCGCAGATATGTTTGAGAAATATCAAAATGATGATGTGTATGTTACATGGACTGAATTCAATAAATACAACAGGCTCAATAAGGAGTTAACTCGTATAGGTACAATGTTGACTGATGACTATAGGCAAGTAGCTAAGATGATTCAGAAGTCACAAGAAGATGCTTATATAGAAAAATTCCTTATGAGCCTTTATTTATATGAAATGGCGAGTCAAACATCTATGCAGTTTGATGTTCCGAGTAAAGAGGTAATCAAATCAGCTATTGAACAACCTATTGAGTTCATTCGTTTAATGCCAACACTACAAAAACATCGTGATGAAGTATTGAAAAAGATACGTATGCACATTACACAAGGTATTATGAGTGGAGAGGGTTACTCTAAGATAGCAAAAGCAATACGCGATGATATCGGCATGTCTAAAGCTCAATCATTGCGTGTGGCTCGTACAGAAGCAGGCAGAGCAATGTCACAAGCTGGACTTGATAGCGCAATGGTTGCTAAAGATAACGGTTTGAAGATGAAGAAACGTTGGCATGCTACCAAAGATACACGTACACGCGATACTCATCGCCATTTAGATGGTGAATCTGTAGAAATAGACCAAAACTTTCAATCAAGTGGGTGCGTTGGACAAGCGCCAAAGCTATTTATCGGTGTTAACAGTGCGAAAGAAAATATCAACTGTCGTTGTAAATTACTTTATTACATTGATGAGGATGAATTACCCACTGTGATGAGAGTGCGTAATGATAATAGTGAAAATGAAGTTATACCATTCATGAATTATCGTGAGTGGGAAAAACACAAGAGGAAAAAGAAATAATGCACCTATCGACCTTAGCATGTCGTTAAACTGCTTTTTATTATGCACTTTTCGGACTGTTAGGGTACGCGAAGGGCAAAAAGGAGTTTTGATATATGAATATCGAAGAAGTTAAGTCTTTTTTTGAAGAACACAAAGACGATAAAGAAGTAAAAGATTATCTAAACGGACTTAAGACGGTGTCTGTTGATGACGTTAAAGGCTTTTTAGATACAGAAGAAGGTAAACGATTCATTCAACCTGAATTAGATCGTTATCATTCGAAAGGATTAGAATCATGGAAAGAGAAAAATCTTGAGGATCTAATCGAACAAGAAGTACGGAAGCGTAATCCTGAGCAATCAGAAGAACAAAAACGTATTAGTGCTCTTGAACAAGAGTTAGAAAAACGCGACGCAGAGGCAAAACGTGAGAAGTTAAGAAGTAACGCACTAGGTAAAGCGCAGGAACTAAATTTACCAACATCCTTAGTTGATAGATTTTTAGGCGATTCTGATGAAGATACTGAGCAAAACTTAAAAGCTTTAAAAGAAACCTTTGACAAGTATGTTCAAAAAGGTGTTGAGTCTAAATTTAAATCGAGTGGAAGAGATGTTAAAGAATCACGAAATCAAGATTTAGACCCTTCAAATGTAAAGTCCATTGAAGAAATGGCGAAAGAAATCAATATTAGAAAATAAAGTGAGGTAATAAAATATGGCAACTCCAACATACACGCCAGGCAATGTTATTTTATCGGATTTTAAAAACGGCGTTATTCCAGCAGAACAAGGTACTTTAATCATGAAAGACATTATGGCTAATTCAGCAATTATGAAATTAGCTAAAAATGAGCCAATGACAGCACAAAAGAAAAAATTTACTTACTTAGCAAAAGGTGTAGGCGCCTACTGGGTATCAGAAACGGAACGTATTCAAACTTCTAAGCCTGAATATGCACAAGCAGAAATGGAAGCTAAGAAAATTGGTGTAATTATTCCGTTATCAAAAGAGTTTCTTAAATGGACTGCAAAAGATTTCTTTAATGAGGTTAAACCACTAATTGCAGAGGCGTTTTACAAAGCGTTTGACCAAGCTGTTATCTTTGGTACTAAATCACCTTACAACACTTCAACTAGTGGTAAACCGCTTGTTGAAGGCGCAGAAGAGAAAGGTAACGTTGTTACAGATACTAATAATTTATACGTAGACCTTTCGGCATTAATGGCTACTATTGAAGATGAAGAGTTAGATCCAAACGGAGTATTAACTACACGTTCATTCAGAAGTAAAATGCGTAATGCTTTAGATGCTAATGACAGACCATTATTTGATGCTAACGGGAACGAGATTATGGGATTACCACTATCTTATACTGGAGCGGATGTATACGACAAAAAGAAATCGTTAGCACTAATGGGTGATTGGGATTACGCACGTTACGGTATCTTACAAGGTATTGAGTATGCAATTTCTGAAGATGCCACGTTAACGACGTTACAAGCATCAGATGCTTCTGGCCAACCAGTATCATTATTTGAACGTGATATGTTCGCTTTACGTGCGACGATGCATATTGCATACATGAACGTTAAACCAGAAGCGTTCGCAACGCTTAAACCAACTGAATAGGAGGAGATATGATGGCTAATCCTGCAGAAGAGATTAAGGTAAAAAAAGACAATATGACTATTACTGTTACAAAGAAGGCATTTGACTCTTATTACAGTCTTGTCGGTTACAAAGAGGTTAAATCACGCCGTACTACGTCTGATAAAAGCGAGTGATAAAAATGACTCTTTATGAAGATGTTAAACTTTTACTCAAGAAAAATGGAGTGGAAGTTAAAAGTGATGAAGAAGAAATATTTAAGATGGAAGTTGACGGAATACTAGAAGATGTTAGGGATATAACAAACAATGATTTTATGAAAGATGGTCAAGTCATTTATCCTTACTCAATCAAAAAGTATGTCGCAGACGTCCTAGAGTATTATCAACGACCTGAAGTTAAAAAGAATTTAAAGTCAAGAAGTATGGGGACAGTGTCGTACACTTATAACGATGGTGTCCCTGATTACATTAGTGGAGTATTAAACAGGTATAAACGAGCAAAGTTTCATCCGTTTAAACCAATAAGGTAGAGGTGTTGTTTGTGTTTAACCCATACGACGAATTCCCTCACACTATTTCTATTGGAAGTATCAAAAAAGTAGGAGAGTATCCAATTATACAAGAGCGCTTTGTAAGCGATAAAACAATTAAAGGATTTATGGATACGCCTACTACATCTGAACAACTAAAATTTCATCAAATGTCACAAGAATATGACAGAAACCTATATGTACCTTATGACTTGCCAATATCTAAAAACAATTTATTTGAGTATGAGGGTAGAATCTTTAGTATTGAAGGTGATTCTGTAGATCAGGGCGGACAACATGAAATTAAGTTACTACGACTTAAGCAGGTGCCATATGGCAAAAGTTAAGTACGGTGCTGATAGCATGGTTGTTGAATTGGATAAGTTCGATAAGAAAATAGAAGAGTGGGTTAAAAAAGGTATCGCTAAAACAACGATGAAGATATATAACACTGCTGTAGCATTAGCTCCTGCTGACTTAGGATTTTTGAAAGAAAGTATAGACTTTCGGTTTGAGAACAACGGTCTAACAGGAGTTATCAATGTAGGTGCAGAATATAGTGTTTATGTTGAGTACGGCACAGGTATTTATGCCACTAAAGGTAGTCGCGCTAAAAAGATACCGTGGAGTTATAAAGACGCTAACGGTAAATGGCATACTACTAAAGGACAAGCGCCACAGCCGTTTTGGAACCCTGCAATTGACGCAGGACGCAAGACATTCGAGCAGTATTTTTCATAGAGGTGGTTAAATATGTGGGTATCAGTTGAACCTGAACTTACAAATCAAATATATAAAAGATTAATCTCAGACCCTAACATTAACAAAATAGTTGGTGATAGGGTCTTTGACGTTGTTCAAGATGACGCTGTTTACCCATATATTGTTGTGGGTGAATCAAACGTCACTAACAACGAATCTAGTGCAACAATGAGAGAAACAGTTGGTATTGTCATACATGTGTATTCACAGTTCGCTACACAATACGAGGCTAAGCTCATTTTAAGCGCAATAGGCTATGTGCTAAACAGGACTATAGAGATAGAAAATTACGAATTCCAATATAGCTGTATCGATAGTCAAGCAGTATTCCCTGATATAGACAGGTTTACTAAGCATGGCACGATACGGCTTTTATTTAAGTACAGACATAAAAAGAAAAACGAAGGAGTGTATTAAATGGCGCAAAAAAACTATTTAGCAGTTGTACGTCCAGCTGAAACTGACTTAGATCCAGTAGAATCTTTATTATTAGCTGACTTGCAAGAAGGTGGACATACGATTGAAAATGATTTAGCTGAAATAGTACGAGGCGGTAAAACGGACTATTCCCCCAATGCAATGTCAGAATCATTTAAATTAACAATTGGTAATGTGCCTGGAGATAAAGGAATTGAAGCAGTGAAACACGCTGTACAAACAGGTGGACAGTTGCGTATATGGCTTTATGAGCGTAATAAACGTGCAGACGGTAAACATCACGGAATGTTTGGTTATGTTGTTCCAGAATCATTTGAAATGTCGTTTGATGATGAAAGTGACAAAATCGAACTATCATTAAAAGTTAAATGGAATACAGCAGAAGGTGCTGAAGATAACTTGCCGAAAGAGTGGTTTGAAGCTGCAGGTGCGCCTACAGTTGAATACGAAAAATTCGGCGAAAAAGTCGGAACATTCGAGAATCAAAAGAAAGCTAGTGTTGTATCTGATTCACACACGGAAGACCATTCTATGTAAACTAATAGATCAAGGGGGCGAAAGCTCCCTATTTTTTTATAAAAAATTGAAAAGAGGTATATATTTTGACTGAATTTAATCCAATTACAACATTAAAAATTAATGACGGAGAAAAAGATTACGAAGTAGAAGCAAAAGTAACATTTGCATTTGACCGAAAAGCTGAAAAATTCTCAGAAGATAGCGAAGATGGGAGAAAAGGAGCAATGCCAGGATTCAATGTTATCTTTAACGGTTTGCTAGAATCTAGAAACAAAGCGATTTTACAATTTTGGGAATGTGCTACTGCTTATTTAAAAAACCCACCAACTCGAGAACAATTAGAAAAAGCAATTGATGATTTCATCACTGAAAACGAGGATACTTTGCCGTTATTACAAGGGGCTTTGGACAAACTTAACAATAGTGGTTTTTTCAAGAGGGAGAGTCGCTCGTACTGGATGACATTGAACAAAGCACCGAATATGGCCAAAAGCGAGGACAAAGAAATGACGAAAGCAGGCATAGAAATGATGAAAGAGAATTACAAGGAAATCATGGGCGCAGAACCTTACACGATTACTCAAAAATAAGGCAACTGACAGCTAGATATTTAGGATATATCCCTGAACATGAATTGTTAGCACTAACACCTGCTGAATGGCGTGATTGGCTTATTGGTGGTCAGGATAGGTACCTAGATCAAAGACAATTATTAATTGAACAAGCGCAAGCTAACGGCTTAGTACAAGCTTCTAAGAGGCTAACTAGTATGATTCGTGACATTGAGAAACAACGTTACGAAATAAGAGAACCTGGTAGCTATGCTCGTGTACAAAAAGTTAGATTAGAAGAAGAAAAAAGAAGACGTGAACTCTTCAAAGAAGGTACAAGAAAATTCCTTGAATCGAAAGGAGGTTAGCTTTTGGATACTCATTTTATGGCAAAGATTATGGCCAATATTAGAGACTTTCAAAACAACGTGAGAAAAGCTCAGCGATTAGCGAAAACATCTGTTCCCAATAATATCGAAACAGACGTAAAGGCGGATATATCAAAATTCCAAAGAGCTATGCAACGTGCTAAAGCTATGGCGCAAAAGTGGCGAGGACATGATGTTAAATTATTCATGAAAACAGAAGAGTATAAAGCAAATTTAGAACGCGCAAAAGCACAAGCAGAACGATTCAAGCAACACAAAGTAGATTTAAAGTTAAGTGACGCTGAGTTAATGGCTAAATACAAGACTACTAAAGCTACTGTTGAAGCTTGGAGAAAACACGTTGTGAAGCTAGACTTAGATGCTAGCGCCGCAAAAATGGCGGTTAAAGGATTCAAAGAGGATTTGATAGATCTTAATAAGCACAGTTTTGATGTTGATTCTAGTAGATGGAAGTTAGGTAATAAATTCACAAAAGAATTCAACGAAGTTGAAGGAGCAGTTAAACGTTCTTTTGGAAGAATTGGTCAGATTATGAGAAAGGAAGTTAATGGAACAAGTAGTATTTGGGGCAAACTTAATAACGCATTGGAAGATTACGGTAAAAAAATGGACGCGCTAGCTACTAAAATTCGTACGTTTGGTACAATTTTTGCGCAACAAGTTAAAGGTTTAATGATTGCTAGTATACAAGCATTGATACCAGTAATTGCTGGCTTAGTACCTGCAATAATGGCGGTACTTAATGCGGTTGGTGTATTAGGTGGTGGCGTTCTAGGATTAGCTGGTGCATTCAGTATTGCTGGTGCAGGTGCAGTAGCATTTGGTGTAATGGCAATTAGTGCTATTAAAATGCTCAAAGATGGAACGTTACAAGTAACTAAAGAAACACAAGCTTACCAATCAGCTTTAAATGGCGTTAAATCGACTTGGCAAGATATTATTAAACAGAACCAAGCTCAAATATTCAATACATTAGCTAATGGTTTAAACACTATTAAAACAGCATTAATCGCGCTGAAACCTTTTATCTCCGGTGTAGCTCAATCTATGGAACAAGCTTCTCAGAAAGTGTTGAAATGGGCTCAGAATAGCCAAACAGCACAAAAGTTTTTCAACATAATGAATACAACGGGTGTTAAGACATTTGATGCTTTGTTAAGCGCGGCAGGACGTTTTGGAGATGGATTAGTGAATGTATTTACTCAATTAGCACCATTATTCTTGTGGGTGGCTAATGGATTGGATAGTTTAGGCCAAAAATTCCAAAACTGGGCTAATAGCGTAGCTGGACAAAATGCGATACAAGCATTTATCGAGTATACAAAGACAAACTTACCTAAATTAGGGCAAATATTTGGTAATGTATTTTCTGGAATTGGCAATTTAATGATTGCTTTTGGACAAAACAGTTCAAATATATTTGATTGGTTGGTTAAGTTAACCTCTCAATTCAGAGCCTGGTCAGAACAAGTAGGTCAATCACAAGGGTTTAAAGACTTTATAAGTTATGTTCAAGAGAATGGGCCAACAATTATGCAGTTAATCGGTAATATCGTAAAAGCGTTAGTGGCATTTGGTACTGCAATGGCTCCTATAGCTAGTAAATTACTAGATTTCATTACTAATTTAGCTGGATTTATCGCCAAACTATTTGAAACACACCCAGCAGTCGCTCAGATTATCGGTGTTATGGGTATTTTAGGTGGCGTATTTTGGGCTTTAATGGCTCCGATTGCAGCTGTTAGCAGTGTATTAAGTAATGTGTTTGGTATGACTTTATTGAATGTTGTCAAAAGAATACTGGATTTAACTAGAATAACTGGGTTGGTAAGTAAAGCGTTTGGTTTATTGGCTGGTGCTTTCACAAGTATTTCTTGGCCAATATTAGCAGTCGTCGCAGTGATTGGCGCATTCATTGGCATTCTTGTTTATTTATGGAAAACAAACGAGAATTTCAGAAAAACAATAACCGAAGCTTGGAACGGTATCAAAACAGCCGTTTCTGGTGCGATTCAGGGCGTCGTTGATTGGTTAACTCAATTGTGGGGCAAAATTCAATCAACGTTGCAACCAATCATGCCTATTTTACAAATGTTAGGTCAAATATTCATGCAAGTTTTAGGCGTTTTAGTCATAGGTATCATCACAAACGTTATGAATATCATACAAGGTTTATGGACGTTAATTACAATTGCGTTCCAAGCCATAGGAACAGTAATATCAGTAGCAGTCCAAATCATAGTAGGCTTGTTTACTGCTTTAATACAGTTGCTTACTGGCGACTTCTCAGGTGCTTGGGAGACAATTAAAACTACGATTACCAATGTACTTGATACGATTTGGCAATACATGCAATCAGTTTGGGATTCAATTATTGGCTTTTTAACAGGCGTAATGAATCGAGCGTTATCAATGTTTGGTACAAGTTGGTCACAAATATGGAGTACGATCACTAATTTTGTTAGTAATATTTGGAATAGTGTTACAAGCTGGTTTAGTCGAGTTGCTTCGAGCATAGCTGAAAAAATGGGACAAGCGCTAAACTTTATTATCACAAAAGGTTCTGAATGGGTTTCTAACATTTGGAATACAGTTACAAGTTTCGCGAGTAAAGTAGCTGATGGGTTTAAAAGAGTTGTCTCAAATGTAGGTGACGGTATGAGTGATGCACTTGGTAAGATTAAAAGTTTCTTCAGTGATTTCTTAAATGCCGGAGCGGAATTAATCGGCAAAGTAGCTGAGGGTGTAGCCAATGCTGCGCACAAAGTAGTCAGCGCGGTAGGCGATGCGATTTCATCAGCTTGGGACTCTGTAACTTCATTCGTAAGTGGACACGGTGGAGGTAGTAGCTTAGGTAAAGGTTTAGCGGTATCGCAAGCAAAAGTAATTGCTACAGACTTTGGCAGTGCCTTTAATAAAGAGCTATCCTCTACTTTGACAGATAGTATAGTAGATCCTGTAAGTACTTCTATAGACAGACACATGACTAGCGATGTTCAACATAGCTTAAAAGAAAATAATAGACCTATTGTGAATGTAACGATTAGAAATGAGGGCGACCTTGATTTAATTAAATCACGCATTGATGACATGAACGCTATAGACGGAAGTTTCAACTTATTATAAGGGAGGTTTGTTAGTTGATAGCGCACGATATAGAAGTAATAAGGAATGGTTCGCAGTATCGCGTCAGTGACAATCCTTTCACTTATAATCACTTGGAAGTAGTTGAATATAACGTTACAGGCGCAGGATATCATCGTAACTATTCTGATATAGAGGGTATTGATGGTAGATTTCATAATTACGCTAAAGAAGAACTTAAAAAAGTAGAGCTTAAGATAAGGTATAAAGTATCTAAAATTGCTTATGCTTCACATTTAAAGTCAGACGTCCAAGCACTATTTGCTGGACGTTTTTATTTAAGGGAATTAGCTACACCAGACAATTCAATTAAGTATGAGCATATATTAGATATACCAAAATACAAACAAGCATTTGAGCTTGATTATGTTGATGGACGACAACTTTTTGTAGGACTAGTAAGTGAAGTTTCTTTTGACACAACACAAACATCAGGGGAATTTTCTTTGTCGTTTGAAACAACCGAACTACCATACTTTGAAAGTGTCGGTTATAGTACTGATCTTGAAAGTAATAACGACCCTGAAAAATGGTCGGTACCTGATAGATTGCCTACAAACGAAGGTGATAAGAGGCGTCAAATGACATTTTACAACACTAACTCAGGAGAAGTTTATTATAACGGTGATGTTCCTTTAACACAGTTTAATCAGTTTAATGTTGTTGAAATAGAGTTAGCTGAAGATGTTAAAGCTAATGATAAGGAGGGATTCACTTTCTATACAGATAAAGGAAATATCTCAGTTATTAAGGAAGTTGATTTAAAAGCCGGAGATAAAATAATCTTCGACGGTAAACATACCTATAGAGGTTATTTAAATATAGATTCTTTTAATAAAACTTTAGAACAACCGGTTTTATATCCAGGCTGGAATCGATTCAAGTCTAATAAAGTAATGAAACAAATTACATTTAGACACAAATTATATTTTAGATAAGGAGTAGCCTATGCCAATTTTATTAAAAAGTCTACAGGGTGTAGGGCACGCTATTAATGTTAGTACAAAGGTAAGTAAAAAGCTAAATGAAGATAGTTCTTTGGATCTAACTATTATCGAGAACGCGAGTACGTTTGACGCAATAGGTGCTATAACTAAAATGTGGACGATCACTCATGTTGAAGGTGAAGATGATTTCAACGAATATGTAATTGTCATACTTGATAAGTCTACTATTGGCGAAAAAATAAGGCTTGATATCAAAGCTAGGCAAAAAGAACTTGATGACCTTAACAATTCTAGGATTTACCAAGAGTATAACGAAAGTTTTACAGGCGTTGAGTTCTTCAATACTGTCTTTAAAGGAACGGGTTATAAGTATGTATTACATCCAAAAGTAGATGCATCTAAATTCGAGGGATTAGGCAAAGGAGATACACGATTAGAAATCTTTAAAAAAGGACTTGAGCGTTATCATCTCGAATATGAATACGATGCAAAGACTAAAACGTTTCATTTGTATGATGAATTATCTAAGTTTGCCAATTATTACATTAAAGCTGGTGTGAATGCTGATAACGTCAAAATACAAGAAGATGCATCTAAATGTTATACCTTTATTAAAGGTTATGGTGATTTTGATGGACAACAGACTTTTGCAGAAGCGGGACTACAAATTGAATTCACTCATCCATTAGCACAATTGATAGGTAAAAGAGAAGCGCCACCGCTTGTTGATGGACGTATTAAAAAAGAAGATAGTTTAAAAAAAGCAATGGAGCTAGTGATAAAGAAAAGTGTCACTGCTTCTATTTCCTTAGACTTTGTAGCGTTACGTGAACATTTCCCAGAAGCTAACCCTAAAATAGGTGATGTTGTTAGAGTGGTGGATTCTGCCATAGGATATAACGACTTAGTGAGAATAGTCGAAATCACTACACATAGAGATGCGTACAATAATATCACTAAGCAAGATGTAGTATTAGGAGACTTTACAAGGCGTAATCGTTATAACAAAGCAGTTCATGATGCTGCAAATTATGTTAAAAGCGTAAAATCTACAAAATCCGACCCATCTAAAGAACTAAAAGCATTAAACGCAAAAGTTAACGCAAGTTTATCTATAAATAATGAATTGGTTAAGCAGAATGAAAAAATAAACGCTAAAGTCGATAAGATGAATACTAAAACAGTTACAACTGCTAATGGTACGATCATGTACGACTTTACTAGTCAATCAAGTATAAGAAACATCAAATCAATTGGAACGATTGGCGACTCTGTAGCTAGAGGGTCGCACGCAAAAACTAATTTCACAGAAATGTTAGGCAAGAAATTGAAAGCCAAAACGACTAATCTTGCAAGAGGTGGCGCAACAATGGCAACAGTTCCAATAGGTAAAGAAGCGGTAGAAAACAGCATTTATAGACAAGCAGAGCAAATAAGAGGAGACTTAATCATATTACAAGGCACTGATGATGACTGGTTACACGGTTATTGGGCAGGCGTACCGATAGGCACTGATAAAACGGATACAAAAACGTTTTACGGTGCCTTTTGTTCTGCAATTGAAGTTATTAGAAAGAATAATCCAGATTCAAAAATACTAGTGATGACAGCTACAAGACAATGCCCTATGAGTGGTACAATAATACGCCGTAAAGACACGGACAAAAACAAACTAGGGTTAACACTTGAGGACTATGTAAACGCTCAAATACTAGCTTGTAGCGAGCTGGACGTGCCAGTGTTTGACGCATATCACACAGATTACTTTAAACCATACAATCCAGCTTTTAGGAAAGCGAGCATGGAGGACGGCTTACACCCTAATGAAAAAGGTCACGAGGTTATTATGTACGAGTTAATCAAGGATTATTACAGTTTTTACGACTAAAGGAGGCAACCAATGGCTTACGGATTAATAACAAGTTTGCATTCTACCACTGGCGCAAAAGTAGTTGCTCAGCACGAGTACAACTATCGATTACTTGATAATGGAATGAGCAAACTTGAGAAAATGTTTATATATCATCAAAAAGAAGAAATATACGCACACTCAGCGAAACAAATTAAATACTTGAATGACAGTGTTGAAGATTATTTAACGTATCTAAACGGCCGTTTCAGCAATATGGTACTAGGTCATAATGGCGACGGTATCAACGAAGTAAAAGACGCGCGTGTTGATAATACTGGTTATGATCATAAGACATTGCAAGATCGTTTGTATCATGATTATTCAACACTAGATGCTTTCACTAAAAAGGTTGAGAAAGCTGCAGATGAACACTATAAAGAATATCAAGCGACAGAATACCGATTTGAACCAAAAGAGCAAGAACCGGAATTCATCACAGATTTATCGCCATATACTAACGCAGTAATGCAATCATTTTGGGTAGACCCTAGAACGAAAATTATTTATATGACGCAAGCTCGTCCAGGCAATCATTACATGTTATCTAGATTGAAACCTAACGGGCAATTTATTGATAGATTACTTGTTAAGAATGGTGGTCATGGTACGCACAATGCGTATAGATACATTGATGGAGAATTATGGATTTATTCAGCTGTATTGGACAGTAACAAAAACAACAAGTTTGTACGTTTCCAATATAGAACTGGAGAAATAACTTATGGTAATGAAATGCAAGATGTCATGCCGAATATATTTAACGACAGATATACGTCAGCGATTTATAATCCGGTAGAAAATTTAATGATTTTTAGACGTGAATATAAACCCACTGAAAGACAACTTAAGAATTCGTTGAACTTTGTTGAGGTTAGAAGTGCTGATGACATTGATAAAGGTATAGACAAAGTATTGTATCAAATGGATATACCTATGGAATACACTTCAGATACACAACCTATGCAGGGTATTGCGTACGATGCAGGCATTTTATACTGGTACACTGGCGATTCAAATCCGGCTAATCCTAATTACTTACAAGGCTTCGATATCAAAACGAAAGAATTGTTATTTAAACGTCGTATCGATATTGGCGGTGTGAATAACAACTTTAAAGGAGATTTCCAAGAGGCTGAGGGTCTAGATATGTATTACGATCTAGAAACAGGACGTAAAGCGCTTTTAATAGGGGTAACTATTGGACCTGGTAACAACAGACATCACTCAATTTATTCTATCGGTCAAAGAGGTGTAAACCAATTCTTAAAAAATATCGCACCTCAAGTATCAATGACTGATTCAGGCGGACGTGTTAAACCGTTACCAATACAGAACCCAGTATATCTAAGTGATATTACGGAAGTTGGTCATTACTATATCTATACGCAAGACACACAAAATGCGTTAGATTTCCCGTTACCGAAAGCGTTTAGAGATGCAGGTTGGTTCTTTGATGTACTGCCTGGACACTATAATGGTGCTCTAAGACAAGTACTTACCAGAAACAGCACAGGTAGAAATATGCTTAAATTCGAACGTGTCATTGACATTTTCAATAAGAAAAACAACGGAGCATGGAATTTCTGTCCGCAAAACGCCGGTTATTGGGAACATATCCCTAAGAGTATTACAAAATTATCAGATTTAAAAATCGTTGGTTTAGATTTCTATATCACTACTGAAGAATCAAAACGATTTACTGATTTTCCTAAAGACTTTAAAGGTATTGCAGGTTGGATATTAGAAGTAAAATCGAATACACCAGGTAACACAACACAAGTGCTAAGACGTAATAACTTTGCTTCTGCTCACCAGTTTTTCGTTAGAAACTTTGGTACTGGTGGTAATAGTGGTTGGAGCATAATAGAAGGAAAGGTGGTTGAATAATGGTAGTAGATAATTTTTCGAAAGATGATAACTTAATCGAGTTACAAACAACATCACAATATAATCCGGTTATTGACACAAACATCAGTTTCTATGAATCAGATAGAGGAACTGGTGTTTTAAATTTTGCAGTAACTAAGAATAACAAGCCGTTATCAATCAGTAAACATAATGCGATGACTAGTATTGTGCTTAAGACGGATAACTTTGACGATGAACACGGTGCTTATATTAGTGATGAACTTACAATTGTTGATGCAATTAACGGACGAATGCAATACGTTATCCCAAACGAGTTCTTAAAATACACTGGACGCGTACATGCACAAGCTTATTTTACTCAAAACGGTAGCAATAACGTAATTGTAGAGCGTCAATTTAGCTTCAATATCGAGAATGATTTAATTAGTAATTTTGACGGTAAAACAAAGCTAGTTTATATCAAGTCAATTCAGGACTTAACAGAAAGTGTTAAAGAAGAAGTTGAGGACTTAAAGAAAAGTTTAAGTGATACAAAATCGTTGGTTACTGAAATTGATAGTCGTATTAATCAAGGTATTCAAAGATTAGAAATCAAACAAAATGAAGCGGTACAGATGATTACAACAATACAAGACAAAGCCGTTCAATATATAAATAGCGAGTTCCAGAAAATTGTTGATAAAGAGCAAGCGATTTTTGAACGTGTTAACGAAGTTGAACAACAAATCAATGGCGCTGACCTTGTTAAAGGTAATTCAACAACAAATTGGCAAAAGTCTAAACTTACAGATGATTACGGTAAAGCAATTGAATCGTCTGAGCAGTCCATAGATAGCGTTTTAAGCACAGTTAACACATCTAGGATTATTCATATCACTAGCGCGACAGATGCGCCCTCATTTAAAGATATAGGTACTGTCGATACACCTAAAGAAGATGGCGTTGACGATGGTTCAGATATTCCGGTAGCTCCTAACACTTTAGGAAAATCAGGCGTGTTAGTTGTCTATGTTGTTGATGATAGTACGGCACGTGCAACATGGTATCCAGATGATTCAAACGACGAATATACAAAATATAAAATTAGTGGCACATGGTACCCGTTTTATAAAAAAAATGACGGCGATTTAACTAAGCAATTCGTCGAAGAAACATCAAACAACGCTTTAAATCAAGCCAAGCAGTATGTAGATGATAAATTCAGAACAACGAGTTGGCAACAACATAAGTTAACTGAGCCTAACGGCCAATCAATACAAGTTAACTTGAATAATGCACAAGGCGATTTGGGTTATCTAACTGCAGGTAATTACTATGCAACAAGAGTGCCGGATTTACCAAGTGGCGTTGAAAGTTATGAGGGTTATTTATCTGTATTCGTTAAAGACGATACAAACAAGCTATTTAACTTCACGCCTTATAACTCTAAAAAGATTTACACACGATCAATCACAAACGGCAGACTTGAGCAACAGTGGACAGTTCCTAATGAACATAAGTCAACGGTATTGTTCGACGGTGGAGCAAATGGTGTAGGTACAACAATCAATCTAACCGAACCGTACACAAACTATTCTATTTTGTTGGTAAGTGGAACTTATCCAGGTGGCGTTATTGAGGGATTCGGACTAACCGCATTACCTAACGCGATTCAATTGAGTAAAGCCAATGTAGTTGACTCAGACGGCAACGGTGGCGGTATTTATGAGTGCTTACTATCCAAAACAAGTAGCACTACTTTAAGAATAGATAACGATGTGTACTTTGATTTAGGTAAAACATCAGGTTCTGGAGCGAATGCCAACAAAGTTACTATAACTAAAATTATGGGGTGGAAATAATGGAAATCACAGTAAATGATAAAAATGAAGTTATCGGATACGTTAATACTGGCGGTTTACGTAATAGTTTAGATGTAGACGATAACAATGTGCCTATCAAATTCAAAGAAGAGTTCGAACCTAGAAAGTTCGTTTTCACTAACGGCGAAATTAAATACAATAGCAATTTCGAAAAAGAAGACGTACCGAATGCATCAAACCAACAAAGTGAATCAGATTTGAGTGATGAAGAACTTCGCGGAATGGTTGCAAGTATGCAAATGCAGGTGACGCAAGTAAACATTTTGGCGATGGAATTAAAGCAACAAAACGCTATGCTAACACAACAGTTGACTGAAATAAAAGCTGGTAAAACAAATACAGAGGAGGACGTTTAAATGGAGAAAATTAAGATGATTTATCCAACTTTCAAGGACATTAAAACTTTTTATGTGTGGGGTTGCTATAAAAATGAGCAAATTAAGTGGTACGTAGACATGGGTGTAATCGACAAAGAAGAATATGCATTGATCACTGGTGAAAAATATCCAGAAACAAAAGATGAAAAGTCACAGGTGTAATGCTTGTGGCTTTTTAATTTAACAAAAAGTGGGTGGTGTAATGTTTGGATTTACCAAACGACACGAACAAGATTGGCGTTTAACGCGATTAGAAGAAAATGATAAGACTATGTTTGAAAA